ATTGTTACACTTACTAATAAGCTTATTGAGAAATACCCTGATGTATCAGCTGATAACACTCTTTTAGTGATGGTTAGTCCTGACTATTCTGCAACAGTAGCTATGCACCTTGCTCATAATCTAAGCAAAGATGGAGATATGTGTGATATACTACCTATACACGTTCCCTATCCTGATGAAAATGAACACATCTATGTAAGGAAAGCAGACCAAGATATAGATGCATGGTTTAAGTTTTCAGAAGACAATTATGAGTATTATCTTTTAGTAGAGGGAGGAGTTATTCGTGGAGGTAACTATACATGGCTTACTAAGTTATTTAATAAAAAAGTCACTGGTAAAGTGATTACAGCTTCTCTATACGAAAATATAGGAAGTAGATTTCAAAGTGATGTTGTAGCAGAATACTATGATAACACTAAACAAGACCTCACCTTTTATTTTGAAAGGGAAAATAAACACTGGAACTAATGGTAAGATTATTTGATATACAGAATGGTAAGGTTGTTCCAAGTGAGCATTGTTACACTCTAAATTCTTTAAAAAAGATTATGGATGAGTATGGTGAAGAAGCAGTGAAGGTGTATGCATATTTGTTTTATATGACCTGCCCTAGTCCAGATCTTAATCCGTTCTTTGATATGCCAGAACAAGATAAGGAAGAACTTATTTTAGTTGAGGTGGATGGTGACTTCTCAGGAGAAGATGAAACAATAGTTGTTGCACTTAAGGTGTGTCAGAAAATGTATGAGACTCCTACGTATAGAGCATACAATGGAATCAAGATTGCTTTAGATAATATGGCAACGTTTATGGCAACAGAAAAACCTACATCAGGACGTGATGGATCTGCTACAGCGTTACTACGCATAGCAGAAAGGTTTGATGCAGTGAGACAAAGTTTTAAAGGAGTATATAGAGATTTACAAGAAGAGCAGCAATCTTCTGTAAGAGGTGGCCAGAGATTGGCATATGATCAATAGGGTGAGTTGTTAGAGTGGTTATATAGCGGTTTGCAAAACCGTTCACACAAGTTCGAATCTTGTACTCACCTCTATATTGTAGAGTGGCGAAATTGGGTTGTCTCAGTTATGACCTTGGCATACGCACCCACCTGTCTCGTGGGCGGTGATAAAGAAATAGATTGATGATATGGGGTAGACCACCAGCTTGCAAGCGTACTGTCATCAATTGAATCTCACCTTGGTGGTTCGAATCCATCCTCTACAGCAATATTAGGTTGACTGGAATGGCGTACTCTTAACTGTAGAAAGGGCAGTACGTGATCGGTTAGAAATGCCAGTTGTAAAAGCAGATGTCCACGCACCCATCTTCTGCTTTCCTAAACTTATTAAATATAAAACTATGGTACAAGACGTTTACACAGATTATGAAATTAAAGAGTTTGCAGCAGTTGACCCTCTATCAGATATTGATGGTTATATGCATGATTGGGTTTTCCATTTTAATCCTTACACTAAACTATGGAATGCTATTCCTAGAGATTTGTATACTAAATATTGGGACAATTGTGAACTGGATGGCGTATTACGTAGTAAAGATTTTAACACTCTTTTACATTTACTACATAAATGTAAAGGGGATGTGATTGACATACATAAATTAACTTCAACTAAGTAATTGGAACCTAACATATTTATAGAAGTACCCACTTATAATATTGATCACTGGACAGTAACTACTTTTTATAGTAGAGAAGAGTTTAGAGATTTTTTATTATCTGTTTTTAAAGAACCGGGTGAGTATAACTTTGACGAGACTAGTCAAATCTTTAATATTGAAGCTCGTAAGTTTCATAAGCAAGGATACTATTGTCCAGCTCCAGTAAAGAGTAAAGACTTTATAACTTATTGGGATGACCAAAAAGCTAAGTGTCGTAAAGGTATAATTGTCAAGAGTGTAAATGGTACTTGGTATATTAGTAGAGACTACTACATGTGGTTAAACTTTTTACCTATATATGATAAAGAAGAAAAAAGATTTGACTTTGCTAAGGTGAGAGATGCACAGTATCATATGGCACTATATGAGCATTTAGCTGAATTACATTATAAGCATGCTATTATACTAAAGAAACGTCAGATAGCATCTTCTTATTTCCATATGGCTAAACTAATTAACCAATGGGTATTTGAAGAAGGAGCTATTCTTAAAATAGGAGCTAGTCTTAAAGACTATATCAATGAAAAAGGATCTTGGAAGTTTCTTAATGAATATCGTAACTTCTTAAATGAGCACACTGCATGGTATAGACCAGCTGAGCCTGATAAGGTGGGGGCGTGGAACCAGCAGATTAAAGTAAGAGTTAACAATCGTGATACGTATAGAGGATTAAAATCTACTATCAACTTATACTCATTTGAAAAAGATCCAACACATGGTGTCGGTGGTCCTGTAACTTATTTCTTTCATGAGGAAGGAGGCATTGCTCCTAAGATGAATGACACCTATGGATTTATGAAACCAGCACTTAAGTCTGGACATATCATCACAGGTCAGTTTATTGCAGCAGGATCAGTTGGTGATCTTGATCAATGTGAACCAATGAAAGAGTATATCTATCATCCAGAAGAAAATGGATTTTATGGTGTACAAAGTAATCTTATAGATAAAGACGGTGCTCCAGGTGTAATAGGACTTTTTATTCCTGAACAATGGTCTATGCCACCTTATATAGATCAGTATGGTAACTCTTTAGTAAAAGAAGCCTTAGAAGCCCTAGATAAGGAGTTTGAGAAGATGAAGAAGGATCTTGATCCAGGAGCATACCAGCTTACCATTTCTCAGCATCCTAGGACCCTTGAGGAGGCTTTTGCGACACGTAAGGTAAGTGTGTTCCCTCCACATCTAGTTGCCAAACAAATGCAGCGTATCCAAGATAAGGAGTATCCAGTGGAATATCTTGAACTCTCTCGTAACGATGAGGGTAAGATTATAGATAAACCATCTAGGAAGATTCCTATTATGGAGTTTCCTTTGTCTAAAAAGACAGAAGATAAAGAGGGAGTGATATGCATATACGAAAGACCTTCTAAAGATCCTCAGTTTGGTACATACTATGCTTCTGTAGATCCAGTTAGTGAAGGAAAGACAACCACCTCAGATTCCCTATGTTCTATATACGTATATAAGAATCCAGTGGAAGTTATAAAAGATTCAGGCAATGGATCAGTGGAAAGTAGTATTGAGCGTGACGGTATAGTGGCATCTTGGTGTGGACGTTTTGACGATCTTAATAAAACTCATGAGCGTCTAGAGATTCTTATAGAGTGGTATAATGCATGGACTATAGTGGAAAATAACGTAGCTTTGTTTATCCAGTATATGATATCTAAACGTAAACAAAGATATTTAGTACCTAAAGATATGATTTTGTTCTTAAAAGATATAGGAGCAAATCGTAATGTGTTCCAAGAATATGGTTGGAAAAACGTAGGTACGCTGTTCAAAGGAAACATTCTGTCCTATGGAATTGAATATACTCAAGAAGAATTAGATCATGAGACAAAAGAAAATGGAGATATAGTAAAAACAATATATGGTATAGAACGAATACCAGATATAATGTTACTTAGAGAGATGCAAGCATATAGAGATGGACTAAACGTGGATAGATTAGTAGCATTTTGTTCTTTAATAGCCTTTGCAAAAGTGCAACAATCTAACCGTGGTTTCTCTAAACGTATAGAAGTTACAAAAGAAAACTTGGATAACTCCCAAAAATTTAGTAAATTAAATTATAGTCCCTTTAGACATATTGGTAATTCTAAGGGTAACGGGCCAAGTATGAGACCACCTCGTAACCCTTTTAAAAATATGAGATAAAATAATATGGAAAATAAAGACTTACATGCCCAAAAGGTAACTATTCTTTCTAGATTGATTAAAGAAAGCTCTCTCACATTTGAGGAAGCTTTACTTATTTTGAAGGAAGAAGAGCCAAAACAGTCACCTGCACAGTTTCTAACTAGTGGTAGTACTGCATACATTCCTCCTTTAGGAACTTGGAGTTCAACAGGGATGCCAACTTTTTTATCTATGACTGACAGTGGTACTAGTTCTATTACAAATACAATTGCTGATAATTCAGCAGACTTAAATAACTAAATATCATGCAGATATATTCAGCAATGGATTTGAAAGCCGGTAAAAAGGCGGAACATAATAAGATGGGTACTCTTACCCAACCTATCCAATTTTTACCTGAGAAAGAGAAAGATGATGAATGGAGAGCTTGGAATCTAGACTGGTTAGAGTGGCAGGGTATGAAGCAACTTAGACGTAACGCTCGTAGATTAATGAAAAACTACAAGCTTGCTAAGGGTATCATTGACAAGACAGATTATATTGTAGAAGAGGATAATGAGATGGCGGATCTAATAGATACGCTAACTAAAGAAGATGAGTCTGCTTTAGAACTTAAGTTCTATCCTATTATTCCTAACGTTGTAAACGTATTATGTAATGAGTTTTCTAAAAGAAGCTCACGTATTATGTTTAAGGCTGTGGATGATATCTCTTATAATGAGCTTATAGAAGAAAAACGTAAGATGCTTGAGGATGTTCTTTTACAGGATGCTCAGCAAAAGATGATGATGGAAATCATGAATCAAGGTTTAGACCTTGAGGATGAGGAAGTTCAGAAACAAGTTCAAGAACAAACATCTCCTGATAATCTAAAGAAGCTTCCTGAGATAGAGTCTTTCTTTCGTAAAGACTATAGATCTATGATTGAAGAGTGGGCATCTCACCAAATGTCTGTAGATGAGGAACGTTTTAAATTACAAGAATTAGAAGAGCGTGGCTTTAGAGACATGCTTATTACAGATAGAGAGTTCTGGCATTTTAATATGATGGAGGATGACTATGAGCTAGAGCTTTGGAACCCATTGCTTACGTTCTATCATAAGTCTCCAGATGTTAGATACATCTCTCAAGGTAACTGGGTCGGTAAGATGGATATGATGTCTGTATCAGACGTTATTGATAAGTTTGGATGGATGATGAACGAAGAACAAATGTATTCGTTAGAAGCCATCTATCCTGTTCGTTCTGCCGGCTATGCTGTACAAGGATACCAAAATGATGGTAGTTATTACGATGCTACAAAGTCACATGAGTGGAATACACAAATGCCAAGTCTTGGCTATAGACAGTTTTCGTCTTTATATGACACTAAGTTTGGTACAGGTGATATTGTAGAATGGATCCTATCTGATTCAGAGGATACAATAGATTTTGGTAAGTCACATTTATTACGTGTATCCCAAATTTATTGGAAGTCTCAACGTAAAGTGGGTCACTTAACTAAAATTACAGAAGAAGGAGAAATCTTACAAGATATTGTAACTGAGGAGTTTAAATTAACAGATAAGCCTCAATACAATACAACATTGTATAAACAAAAGACTAAAGAAAACTTAATCTTTGGAGAACATATTGATTGGATTTGGATTAACGAAACTTGGGGAGGTATTAAGATTGGACCTAACCGTCCCGCATTCTGGGGAAATAATAACGCAGGTGGTATCAATCCAATCTATTTAGGACTTAATGGTGGTAAGCCAGGAAGACTACCTTTCCAATTTAAAGGAGATGCTACACTCTATGGCTGCAAACTTCCAGTGGAAGGTTGTGTTTTTGGAGATAGAAATACTAGAAGTACTTCATTAGTTGATCTAATGAAGCCTTACCAAATAGGCTATAATATAGTGAATAACCAAATAGCAGATATCTTGGTTGATGAGCTAGGTACGGTTATCATGTTAGACCAGAACTCTTTGCCTCGTCACTCCATGGGAGAAGATTGGGGGAAAAATAATCTGGCTAAAGCCTATGTGGCAATGAAGAACTTCCAGATGTTACCGCTTGATACAAGCATAACTAACACTGAGAACGCTCTTAACTTCCAACATTATCAAGTGTTGAACTTAGAGCAAACTAATCGTTTGCTTTCTCGTATACAATTGGCAGGTCATTTTAAAAACCAAGCCTTTGAAACTATTGGTCTTAACCCACAACGTATGGGCCAACAGATTGCTCAGCAGCAAACAGCCACTGGCGTAGAGCAAGCTATGAATGCTTCTTATGCACAGACAGAGCAGTATTTTATTCAGCACTCTGATAACTTAATGCCTCGTGTACATCAGCTTAGAACAGACTTAGCTCAATACTATCATTCTAAAAAACCTAGTGTTCGTCTTCAGTATATCACTGGTAAAGATGAAAAGGTTCATTTTGAAATGAATGGTACAGAGCTACTTATGAGAGATCTTAACATCTTCTGTACAACAAAGACTAATGCTCGTTCTGTAATGGAGCAACTTAAACAGTTGGCTATAAATAATAATACTACAGGAGCATCTATATATGATCTTGGAAATGTTATTAAGTCTGAGTCTATTGCTGAGTTAACTGGTGTACTTAAGAATGCAGAAGAGAAGGTACAGTCTCAGAAAGAAGCAGAAATGCAGCAACAACAGCAAATGCAGCAAGAGATGATACAGTCTCAGGAGAAGCAAAGACAAATGGATCTTGACTTTAGAACAGGCCAAGCAGATCTTGATAGACAAACTCAGATCACTGTGGCTGAAATTAGAGCTGCAGGTTATGGAGCAGGCGTAGATATTAATGAAAATAAAGTGTCTGACTACCAAGATGCCTTGGAGACGATTCGTGGTGAACAACGTTACCAAGATCAAATGAATCTTAAGCGTGAGTCCGAGATGAATAAGAAGATGCAGGTAGATCAGAAGCTTAATATAGACCGTGAAAAGTTACAAACACAGAAACAAATAGCAGATAAACAACTTCAGATTGCCAAAGAAAATAAGAATAAATACGACTCTGGTAAGAAAGCTAAATAATTATAGCTCTATTATCCGTATCTTAGGTATATTTTTTTAGGAAAAGTAAATATTTAAAATTTAAAGTTGTATATTATTTATGTAGAGATACACAAAAAACCAAACAAATATGACTGATTCTCAAACCAGTGTACAAACAAACGTACAACAAGTTGATCTTGACATTGATAGTTGGCTAGGAGCCCCAGGTGCAGATAGTATAGTTACTCCTGCTAAAGATGAAAAACCTAGTATTTTTAGCCAAAAAGTTCAAGATTTTAGTTTCTTAGATGAAGAAGATAATGATGATTCAACATCTAGTGATGACACAAAAGATACAGGTGAAAAAAAGCTTGTAACAAAAGAAGATACAGATAGTCTTCTTAAAGAGTTAACTGATGATGAAGATGATTCATTTGAGTCTAAATCAAAAGGAGGACGTCCTAAGACAGAAAAGTCTGGATTAGTAGAGTTTCTTAAAAAGCGTATAGAGTCAAAGGAAATGTTTGCCTTTGATGACTATGATGAAAAGAAACAAAGTCTTGATGACTACTTAGGTGGTCTTGGAGATAAAGACGTTGAAGAGTTGTGGCAAGCTAACGTAGACAATATGAAGTCTGAGGTGGCAGCTAAGACTCCTCAAGAATTCTTTGAGTCTTTGCCAGATGAATTGCAATATGCAGCAAAGTATGTAGCAGACGGTGGGCAAGATCTTAAAGGTCTTTTCCAGGCTTTGGCTCAAGTAGAACAAGTTCGTGAGATGGACCCTACTGACGAGAATGACCAAGAAGGTATTGTAAGATCTTATTTACAAGCTACTGGTTTCGGTACAGCAGATGAAATTGAAGAAGAAGTTTCTACATGGAGAGAAATTGGATCTTTGGAAAAGAAAGCTAAACAGTTCAAACCAAAGTTAGATCAAATGCAAGAAGAGTTTGTACAAGCGACTCTTGCAGAACAAGAATCTAAGAAAGAACAGCAAGAGCAGGCAGCTCAAGCTTATATGCAAAATGTGTTTGAAGCACTTCGTCCAGCTGAGATTAATGGTCTTAAGCTAGATAAAAAGACTCAAGCTCAATTATATAGTGGATTGGTTCAACCTCAATATCCATCTATCAGTGGTCGTCCAACAAACTTGTTGGGTCATCTTTTAGAGAAGTATCAGTTTGTAGAACCTAACTATCCATTGATTGCTGAAGCTCTATGGTTACTTTCAAGTCCTGATGAGTATCGCTCAAGCCTTACTAAGCAGGGAAAGAACCAGGCGGTAGAGCAAACTGTACGACAACTTAAGACTGAACAGTCACGTAAGAATGTTAGTACTTACCAAGAAGAAGAAGAGACTAGATCTAGAAAAATATCTAGACCTCAAAATATTTTTAAAAGATAAATAATTTATTAACCCTTAAACTTTATGCCCTATGGCAACTCCAGTTTTAAACAATGGTATATTTCTACGAGATACCAGCTATGCAACTAGCTCACATGTAGATTCTTACCACCTTTCTAACCTCTTAAAGTCTGCTGAACCTACTGATTTAGGTCCAGTTGATTTATGGGCAATGGCACAAAAGGTAGAAATGCCTTTATACCAAATGTCTAGCTTTGGCGGTAAGAACGTTATCTCAGTAGATAATGCACGTGGTGAGTACAAATGGCAGATCCCAGTAACTCAGGATCTACCTTACGTTATTGAAGACGTAGAATCCGCTAATGCTACAAAAGGTATTGACGGACAGAGTTTCAAAATTAAGATTAACAAGCGTTCTTTTGGACATGGTGATATCATCACTTATGACAAATACAACGGTGTTGAGATGTACATCACTGCTGACGATATTATCCCAGCTGGTGACGGTTTTATCTACACAGTACAACTTGTTAATAATGACAACGCTAAGTATTTGGATAACAAATATCTTAAAGTTGGTACTAAGGTTTTCCGTAAAGGATCTGCTCGTGGTGAATACGGTGAGCGTTTCTCTGATATCGGTAACGTTAATGCAGGTTTCCGTGAATTCTACAACTATGTAGGTGGTGCTGAAGCTCACGTTCATTATTCTGTTAGCTCTCGTGCTGACTTGATGTTGAAAGGTGGATTGAAAGCTGATGGTACAGTTCCTGTAGTAGAGCTTTGGAGAAACTTTGACAAGTCTAGTGATCCTTCTATTACAAACCTAGAGGACATGGCTTCTAAAATGGGTAAAGATTATGTAAAGAAAGCTTACCAATCTGGTCAGTTGACTCGTACATTCTTAACCGCTATGGAAGCAGCTCATTTGACTAAGATTGCTAATGACATTGAGACTTACCTTATGTGGGGTCAAGGTGGTAAAGTTAAGCAAGATGGTCCAGATGATATTCGTTTATCTGTAGGTCTTTGGAAGCAGTTGGATAACTCTTACAAGCGTATCTACAACAAAGGCTCTTTCAACTTGGATCTATTCAAGTCTGAGATTTTCAACTTCTTTAATGGTAAAGTTGAATTCCAAGGACCAGATCCTAAGCGTAGCTTAGTTGTACAAACAGGTCTTGGTGGTATGAAACTTGTTAATGAAGCTATTAAGCGTGAGGCTATTAACTCTGGCTTGGTAATTAATGCTTCTGAAGTTGGTGCTATCACTGGCAAAGGTATGGACTTGAACTTTGGTTTTGCTTACACTCAATACGTTATTCCTTTCTTGGCTAACGTTAAGTTTGTATTGAACCCAGCGTTTGATAACATTCATACTAATGACATTGAGAACCCAATCATTGATGGTTTCCCATTAAGTTCTTACAATTTTATTATCTTTGATGTAACTGAGAATACTAATGACAACATCTACTTGTTGAAGTTATCTTGGGATAATCAATTGAAATGGTTCTATCAGAACGGTACTATGGATTACATGGGACGTTCTCAAGGCTTCCAGTCTTCTGGAAACTTTAACGGTTACCGTGTATTCATGACACAAACAATGCCTGCTATTTGGGTTAAAGATCCAACTAAAGTGTTGAAGATTGTTATGAGAAACCCTGTAACTGGTGGATCATTCTAAAAAATAGTATCTAAAGCAGGGGGCTAAAATCCCCTGCTGAGGATACACTATCACCCTCCTGTAGATTTATCTGCAGGTTTCCTATCGTATGCGTACCATGAATGATCACATGGGAAGTTCGCAACTTCTGATAGGTTCTAAATATAAAAGGTTACATTTGTAACCAATTATAAAAACCAAACAAACCAAATATGAGTAGCAGTGTATCAATGATTGAAAAGTATCCACAAAACAAACGTTCAAGTATAGCAATCCGACCATACTTTGATCCTTTAGTGGATAACATGGGACTTCAGAAGTACGGATTGAGTCTTTTTGACGGAGCGTTCCACGAGGAACCTATTGCTTGTTTAGAGATTAATGGAATCAAAAGATTCATTACAGGTCTAAATGAATATGCTCCTGATGTTAAAGACTTACCATTGGAAGAACAAGAAGCTAAGATAAAGCAGATTCGTGCTGTTATTGCTCAACTTGAGAAAGAATTAGCTTCAAATGTAGTGGATGCTGCAGATGAGCAATTCTGGAATAAGTTAAAACTTCTTAAACCAGACAATAATGAGTTCTGGGATAGAATTAAGATTAGATGTGGTAATGAACCAGTATATTTAGAGCCTGATAAAGATCCTTATGATTTAATTAGGTTATATGCTATAGAAGCCGGTGGGTTTAGTATTGTTGCTAAGAGTCTTGAAGAAGCTCGTAGAATGTCAGTACCGCCTAAGTTTTATCTAGATAAGCTAGAAGAAACTGCTTCTATACAAACAGAAGTTAAGAAGCTTCGTAACAGAGCTTTATCAGAACTTCAAAAGTTATTTGACAAGAACCAGAATAAGCTTCTTTATGTAGCTAAAGTGTTGGATGCAAATAGTGCTCAATATAAGAAGTCAACACCTAATGACGTTATCTATGATAATATGGATAAGTTTATTAATGGAGACTTAGTAGAGAAGGATAAGCGTAAAACCGCTCAAAGATTTTTGGATGCTGCTAATCTAGACATGGAAACATTAAAGATTAGATGTATTGTAAAAGATAGTAACTACTTTAAGTTCATTGCTCCAAAATCAGATGGTTTTATTTATCATATGCAAACTACTACTATGATGGGTAGAACTTCTACAGATGTAGTTGAATTCTTAAAAAATCCTTTAAACGAGGAGCTTTTAATAGACTTAACTAAAAAGGTTGAAAAATACTGGATGCAGTAAAATAGTATATGAATAATAATCTCTTACAAATTAAGATAAAACAGAGGCTTAATAAACTAGCATCTTTTGATTATGACAACATAGAATGTTGGATGATCCAAGAAGCTTTTAATAAAGCTCAGTTAGAGTGGGTGCGTAGACGCCTCCACGGTCTTAATGCATCTAGAGAAGCATCAGAGCAAAGTGTAACAATAGTTGATGATGTACAAATTCTTTTAACAGAAACACCTTTAGGTAGAACAATAAAAGATAAGTTTGTAGAATCAGATTCTTTACCTACTAACTTTTTACATTTTGTAAGAGTTAGCGGTAACGCCAAGACTGAATGTTGTCCAGAAAGAGCTCTTTCTATATATCAAGCTGAAGAAGCTAACGTAGACATTCTTTTGAGTGACAAGTTTAAATCTCCAAGCTTTGATTGGGCAGAGACTTTTTGTACGATAGCTTCTGATAAAATTAGGTTATATACTAATAATGAGTTTGATATAGAAGATATTAAACTTACATATTATAGGCTTCCTAGAGATGTGCAGTTTAATGGTTGTACTAATATATCTACTGGAGTAGTATTTAGAGCTGATCAGACATGTGAACTTAAAGAAGACATATGTGAAATATTAGCAGACGAAACAGCAGCTATTTTAGCTGGAGACATAGAATCTATAACTCAGTATCAGAGAGATATACAAAACGCTCAAAGAAATAGCTAATGATGCAGAAACTACAAAGACCTAGTCCAATGGGACCATGTAAAGAAACAGCAGCAATGTTAGCACATGCTCAAGCTCTTACAACTAGTATGCACCAGTTGCATTTAAAAATTACTGGTCCTGGTTCTTTTTCAGCACATAAAGCTCTTAATGAGTTTTATGATGGAATGCCAGATTTAGTAGATGCTGTAGCTGAACAATACCAAGGAGCTCGTGAGAAGCTTCTAGATTTCCCGGCAGTGAGCCCATATAAATGTGGTTCTGTACAGGAAGCAATATCTCACATGAAAGAACTATATACAGAAGTTAATGAGTTACAAAAGATTATGCCTTTTTCAGAAGTTGTAAACCAACTAGATGAGGTTAAGAGTTTGATTGCTTCAACCAAGTATAAGTTAATGTTCTTAAGTTAAATTTGTTTTTTATTTATTTATTTATAACCCTTTAAATTAAAGCCCTATGTATTTTCCTAATGCATTCCGCAAGTCATTCTTGCCTGCTAGTACAACACTAGCAACCACTGGTGGAACTGATGCTTTGACTGCTGGACAGATTGGTTTCTTTGATGCCAAGTCTTTTCAAGTAGTTTCTGCTCAAGCTGCACCTTTTATCATGGCTCAAGGTAGTTACTTTGCTGCTGACAAAATTGGCCCCACTCATGGTGGTTACAAAGAGTCAGTTAAGTCTAAAGTGATTAACCCTAAGTACATCAGTCGTTTGATTAAAGTGACATCTGATGTTGCTCAAAATCAAATTGTATCTGTAGATCCTTCTACATGTACACTTAATTGTGATTCTACTTATCGTCTACGTCTAGATGTTAAAGGTTCACCTGCTTTACGTTTCGTAAGCCATAACCTTTATGACACCTTGGACGGATTCACAGGTTGTTGCACTGTACCTGGTACTACTAACACAGTAGACCAAAACGTAGTGTTACTTCAGTGGAAAGATCAGATTAATGAATCTCTTTTGTTGAAAGAGCTTGTTCAAGCTAAGGTTTGGAACTTAACTACAGCTTCTGTAGCTATTGATCCAACTGCTGCTTCTGCAACTATTGCTGTAGCTAACGCTGATGCTGCTCTTTTCCAAGTTGGAGAGAAAGTAGTTCATGCTTCTTTGGCTCCTAACTCAATCGTAGTATCTATTGGTGCTGCTGATTCAGCTAGTTCTGGTAATGCAAACGTAGTTCTTTCTGTTGCTGCTGTATCTTCTACAAACGGTAATGCTAAGATCTATAGTGAAATTGCAACTAGTACTTATGTTCCTGTAACTTCTTCTGCAAATAATATTGCTGCTGTAGATTCTCATTTAGCTATTGCTGCTGCTTATGTAGAGACTAAGTTTGGTACATGTACCTTTACTCCTACAGATTTCTATGGTTTAGAGCCTTTATTCATCTACACTTCTTTTGTAGAAGAGTCTGGTGAGCCTTGTGCTGTAAACTGTTTTGTATCTGCAGAAATTCAAGCTCCTAAGCAAGCTTCTGGTTTGGGTGAAACTGTACTTCGTGAATTGATCTTAGATGGTCGTTATTTACAAAACGCATATCCTGATAGCTCTCGTGTAGATAGCTTACGTATGCGTGAGATCGAAGCTGATCCAGCTTTGAACACTGTAAATAAGGCTGCTTTGTATGATCAAGTTTTGATCTTGCACAATGTACCTCGTTTTAACAACCCAACAAGTACTTTTGATAATGATCAGTATTTGATCGTAGTTCACGTACCGGCTGGTACTGCAACCACTTCAATTACTAACTTCATTGTATCTAGTGCTAGTGCTGCTGGTAATGCGGTTGCTGTAGAGACTTACTAAGAGATTTTAGTAAATATTAAGAAGAGGGAGTGGACTATAATGTCCCTCCCTTTTTTTGTTTTGGAAAAGTCCTAAAAAATGGGTATATTATTATTGAGAACGTGTATATAAAATTCATATAAATATTTAAAGTTTACTATAATGGCAAGCAAACATCAGTTAAGTTTAGAACTACCTGATACCAATAATATCAAGGTTTTACGTCTATTTGACACAAGTTTATATGCTGAAGATTTAGCTATAGACTGCGGTACGCTCAGGATAACATCCCCAGGTTTTAACTTACCTGTAGCTATAGAAATTCTAAAAGGCTTTAATATAGTATTAAACGCCTGTAGCTTAGGGTTACAACGTACAAACTGTCAAGATGCTTCTCAACCTATTCCTGACGGTGTTTATGTGATTAACTATTCAGTGGCTCCAAACACTTCTGTATTTGTGGAGTATAATCATTTACGCACAACACAAACAACTAATAAATATTTTAACTTACTTTGTGATCTAGAAATGTCAAGTTGTGAACCAGATGCTGATGTAAAAGAGAAACTTGAAGAACTAAGACTTATTAAAAGTTTTATTGATGCAGCTAAAGCTAAAGTGGAATATTGCCATGAACCTCAAGCTGGAATGGAGCTTTTAATCTATGCTCAAAAAAGATTAAACAAGTATGCCACAGAGTGTGCATGCTAGTATTGTAATAAAACCAAACATATATGAGATCATGTAACAATTGTGGAGCTACGATTACATGTGGCTGCCAAGACAGAATTGCATCAGATGGTAAACAAGTTTGTACGCAATGTTCTGTACCATACGAGCAACAGCTTATTTTAGCTAATGCTCAATCTATCCTACAAAATAATATAGAACAAAATGAGAACTCTGCTTCCTAAAAAAGAAAAATACTATAAAGAATTTGCTGATGTGGTTAACAAAACCTATCGTCAAATGCGTTACGGTATTGCTGCTTGTAAACCAAGTGTTAGTGAAGACTTAGCTTTTATGAGAAAGCATATTGTTGATTGGCAAGATTTAGAAGATGAAGATGCATTATGCAAATCTAATATCAACTATACAACATGGTTACCTGTTACTTACAGAAACGATAACTCAGTACAATATGACCAAAGTGTAGATTTATGGGGAGCTGGTTACTTACGTGGTAATGTACCAAACTCACCACAACAAATTGGTGTAGGTTTTGCTTACGGTGCAAACAACCAAAACATTATTGAGGTGAACACTGGAGGTTGTGTAACTAGAATCAATCTTAATCCAGCTATCACTTTTAATAATAATAGTTCTTTTGAATTTGTACAGCAAACTGCTGCTACAGTATGGAACATTAGTCATAACATGGGGTTAAAACCAAATATTAAGACTGAAGATTTACAGGGTAATGATATTGTAGGAGTTGTTGATTATATAGATAACAATACAGTTAGACTTACTTTTAATCAGGCTGTAGCCGGTAAAGCATATTTATCATAATGGCAGTACAGAAGATATATGTAGACTACGATTTTAATAAGAATCAGATTCTTAATGCTAAGTTACAACCTGTAACTACTGCACAAAGAAATGCTTTAGCGTCTGGATATAATTCTAATGATGCTGGTATTCTTGTATATGATACTACATTACAACTTCTATTTACATGGGACGGTAATCAATGGGATCAAGCAAGTATATCATCAGAACAAATAACTCAAATTGCAGAAGCTTTTAACAAAACAGTAGTTGATATTGACATAACTGCTAATACCACTACAAGAACAATAACATTAACCTATAGAGATGGATTTAGTATATCAGACTCATTTACATTTTCTTATATTCACAATCAAACTGGGTCAAGTACAACATGGACTGTAAATCATAACTTGAATAAATATCCATCTGTATCTATTGTAGATTCAGCAAATACTGAAGTGATTGGTGAGGTGGAACACATAGATACTAATAACCTCACTATAAAATTTTCAGCAGCTTTTAGTGGAAAAGCATATATAAACTAATTATAAAAAATAAAAATTATGTCTAAAAAGTTTCTAACCAATCTGGACCTGACCAAAAACCAGATTTTGAATGTGGCAATCCACAATTTAAGCAGTGCTCCGGCATCACCTGTACTTGGTCAAGTGTATTTTGATACGACAGATAAACGTATTTATTTCTGGGATGGTTTAGCCTGGGTAGATATGTCTGGTGATATCCAAGATGTATTGGGTGGAGCAGGTCTTACAGCATCTAGTTCAAATGATGTTGTAACCTTAGATGTTAACGTAGATAGTGCTACAATTGAGATTAATGCTGACTCACTAAGAATTAAAGATCTTGGTGTAACCACTGGTAAATTAGCAGATTCTGCAGTTACTACATTAAAGATTAATCCCAATGCAGTAACATTTGCTAAAATTCAACAGCTTAATAACTTAACAGTTATTGGTAATGTATCTGGAGCATCAGCTAACGCAGCTGAGGTGACAATCATTACAGATATGGCTAACTCTAGTTCTAGTTCATTAGCTACATCTACAGCAATCAAAACATACATTGATGCTAACGTAGGTAGTCTTGGTAATTTAGAAGGAGCTTGGGATGCATCTAGTGGTTCATTTCCTGTAGGATCAGCTCCAGTAGCTGGCACTAAAGCTGGTGACTATTGGTACGTATCAGTAGCAGGAACAGTAAACAGTGTTGCTTTTAATGTAGGTGATGTAATTATTGCTAAGATTAACGCAGCTTCTACATCTCTAGCTACAGACTGGATTCAATTAGAGGTTAACCGTGATCAAGCTACTACAACTGTATTAGGTTTAGTATTTCTTGCTACAAACGCAGAAACACAAACTGGTACAGATGCTAACAAAGCAGTTACGCCAGCTAGTTTATCAGCTCGTACTGCTACAGAAACTCGTACAGGTATTGCAGAGATTGCAACAGATGCTGAATTAACAACTGGTACAGATGATACTCGTATTGTTACTCCTCTTAAATTAAAAACTTATTTAGATAACAGAACTGGTGGTTACGCTGCAAACATTGGAGGTGCTGGCACTTCTTATGCATTGACACATGGCTTAAGTACTATTGATGTAATCGTGATGATTAAAGATAACACTACATTAGAAGAAGTTATAACAGATGTAGTAATTACAGATGCTAACACAGTAACTGTAAGTTTTGCAACAGCTCCTGGAGCTAATGCATATCGTGTAATTATCAAGAAATAATAAACAACCTGAATGAAGTTTCTATCTGACATACTAGCTAAAGCTGGTCTGACAGTAGATGGTGTAGTTACACTTAACAATACTGCTACTGGTCAAACACCTGCTTCTAATGATAACTCTACCAAGTTAGCAACTACTGCTTGGGTTAGAACCTTTGTTCAGCCCTACAGTTTACCTATTGCCTCTACAAGTATACTTGGAGGTATTAAAGTTGGTACTGGTCTGTCAATAGATGCTGGAAGTGGTATATTATCTGTAACCGGTGGTGGTGCAGCATCTATTAAATCTACACAAACTTTTACAGCTACAGGAGGTCAAACAGTATTCACTATAACAGGTGGTTATATTGTTGGACTTATTGATATATTCTTAAATGGAGTATACCTATCTCCTAATCAAACTACAGCTACTAATGGCACTAGTATTACATTAGGTGATGCAGCTTTAGCTGGAGATATCATAGATGTAATTATAGCTAGTCCTGTTTTTCAAGGAGCTACAACTACTACAGATCAACTTTCTGAAGGAACTACAAATTTATATTTTACTAATGCTCGTGCAAGAGCAGCAATTAGTGAAACAGTTACAGGATTAGATTATAACTCAAGCACAGGCGTACTTAGTATAACTACAGGATATGGTATTCCTACAACTGCTAGTCAAACAACTTGGGATGCAGCATACAATGATAAGATTAATAGTGCAGCCGTAACAGGAACAACTACTAAAACATTAACATTAACTCAGCAAGATGGAGGAACAGTAACTGCTACTTGGACAGATGATAATACAGATGCTGTTACTTCAGTCTTTGGTAGAACAGGAGTAGTAGTTGCAGTGAGTGGTGATTATACCACTACACTAGTAACTGAAGGTACTAATCTTTATTACACAGATGCAAGAGCTCGTGCTGCTATTAGTGTAACAGGTTCTGGTTCTTATGATTCCGCCACTGGTGTCATCACTGTAACAGGAGGTGTAACTAGTGTAAACACTTTAACAGGTGCTGTTGTTCTTACAACAACTAATATAGCTGAAGGAACAAACTTATACTATACTCAAGCAAGATTTGACACTGCGTTTACAGCTAAGTCAACAACAAACTTAACAGAAGGAACTAATCTATATTATACTAGTGCTAGAGCAAATGCAGACTTTGATACAAGACTTGCTACTAAGTCAACTAGTAACTTATCTGAGGGTACAAATTTATATTACACGGACACACGTGTAGGAACCTATCTTACAAACAACTCTTACGCTACTCAAACTTATGTAAATACAGCAGTTTCTAATTTAGTAGATGCTGCTCCTGGTACATTAGATACATTGAATGAGTTAGCGGCTGCTCTTGGAGACGATCCTAACTTTGCTACTACGGTGGCAACAAGTATAGGTACAAAAGAACCTGCAATCACTGCTGGTACAACAGGTCAATATTGGAGAGGTGACAAGTCATGGCAGACGCTTCCTATATATACGTTATCAGGATTGGGCGGTGTCCCTACTACAAGAACTATTACCATCAATGGTACAGCACAAGACTTATCTGCAGATAGAACCTTTACTATAAACTCTATGGTATATCCTGGAGCTGGTATTGCTCTATCTACAGGATCAGCTTGGGGAACATCAATCACTGACAATAGTGCAAACTGGAACACAGCATTTGGATGGGGTAACCATGCAAGCGGTGGTTATTTAACCACCGCTTCTGCTGCTAGTACATACGTAAGTCTATCTGGATCTTACGCTAATCCATCTTGGATTACAAGTTTAGCTTATTCTAAAATAACAGGCGTACCTGCTTTCTTAACTTCTTATACAGAAACAGATCCTTATAGAGTAACATCAGTAGCAGTTAGTGGTACATCTACTAAGACTATAACACTAACAAGAGCAGACGCTTCTACAGTGACTACCACTTGGACAGACTATGATACTGATACAAACACTTATCTAACATCTGCTGGATTCAGTGGTGGAACATTGACTCTAACTAGAAATGATGCAGGTACAGTTACAGTTAGTTTAGATGGTAGATATTATTTAGCTACAAATCCAAGTAGTTATATATCTAGTTATACAGAAACAGATACACTTGCTTCTGTTACAGGTAGAGGAGCTACTACTACTGCAAGTATTTCAGCTGCAAACTTTCAGAACGGATATCAAGTATTAAGTTTAAATAATATTAAGACTCCTGGTCTTTACAATTATGATGGTGGAATTACTGGTACACAACCTTTAGGTACAGAATGGTATAATGTTAGAACAATAGAAGTTGGTGCAGATTCTAGATATAGTCAGTTTGTAATGCCTTATAATGTAGATAGAATATTTTATAGAAGAAAATCAGATGCAGGATTTGCAGCTTATGTTGAATTATATCATACAGGTAACTTACCAACTATACCCACTAATAACAATCAGCTTACAAATGGTGCTGGGTATATAACAGGTATTTCATTTGCTAATGTATCTAGTAAACCAACTACACTTAGTGGTTATGGTATTACTGATGCAGTATATACTACAACTTCATCTTTTACAACAGCTGGTACTGGTTGGTATAGAGTTGCAACTACAGCAGGTGATGGTAGAGGTTATTATTATATAGAAGTTTATACCACAGGTGGTAATCATAACCCATCTTATCTTCGTATTGAAGCTATGGGTGATTGGGGTAATGATAAACTTATTGCGGCTTATACAGATTTAGGATTTCCAGCTAGTGCTGTAAGAATTACAAGAAGTGCTAGTACTACTTTTATAGAAGTGAATTTTAGTACTACTATTCTTGGTGCCTCTATGAGAGTAGTTCGTCTTGGTTTTGACTCAACGGTTTCAGTACTAAGTGATTCATTATCAGTAGGTGGTGGTACAGTTCAAGAAACATTAAGTATAACAAGTAAAATTAATACTGCTTCATTAAGTATTAATGGCAATACTGTTTTACATGCAGGTAACTACACATCATATTCACCATCATTAACAGGAACAGGAGCAAGTGGTACTTGGGGTATTAGTATATCAGGATCTGCTGCTAACGCCACTGATTTAAATGCCGCAGATGCCACTCAAATTAATTTTAATAGTGTAACAAATACAGACTATAGCACTATGACATTTATGTCTCGTGCTTGGTCTGCCGTGCAAGGTGCTAATGGATTAGCCTATAACTTTACTACCCACACTAATGCTGGTAGTGGTGGTTATGGAGCTTTACAAATATATTATGGTGAGTCGGGATATGTATTAGCTCCAACTTCTTTTAGATCACCATATTTTTATGATAGTACAAATACTGCATTCTATTTAAGACCAGCAAGTACATCTGTATTAAACTCTGCTACATTTAGTGGTGCAGTAACAGCTTCAAATTTATCAGGTACAAATACAGGAGATCAAACTAATATAAGTGGTACAGCTTTAAATATTACACAATATACAATTAACCAAAGTGTTGGTACAGGTAATGGTCCTACGTTTGCAGATGTTTATACTAATGGATGGTTTAGAAATAACAATGTTAATACAGGATTATATAACCAATCAAGTGGTAATCATTTCTATTCAGGTTCTGCATCAATTTGGAATATAACAGCTGCAAGTAATTCTTCTGTAAAATTAAATTTTAGAACTACACATGAATCTACAATATTTGGGACAGTTTATGCTGATAGTAGTCTAAATGTTGGATTTTTAACACAAGATCAAAACTGGGGATTAAGAGTTGATTCAAGTAAAAATATATTTACATATGGTACAGATTTAACTGTTGGTAATTCTACTAGCAGTAATATCTATATGACTGATACTGATGAAAGTACGAGAAGAATACATTGTAATAGTGGTAGAATTGGTTTTTTAACTACAGCTAATGGTTGGGGAGCTTATTGTGACAATAGTGGTAATTGGTTTGCTAACAACTTAAGTGGTACTAATACAGGAGACCAAACAAATATATCAGGTAATGCTGGTACAGTTTCTGATGGCGTATATTTAAGTAGTACTCAAAGTATATCAGGAATAAAATATTTTGTATCAAATAGAAATACATCATCAGACTCACCTCCTTTACAAGCATATTCAAGTAATGGAAGTGGTGCAATAATGTCTTTTCATAGAGGAGGATATTATGCTGTAAATATGGGTCTTGATTCTGATAACGTATTTAGAATAGGTGGATGGAGTGCGGCTGCAAATAGATTACAACTTGATATGAGTGGTAATCTTACTGTTGCAGGAGCAATAGCAGGAAGTAACTTTAGTGGTTCTCATTCAGGTTCATCATCAGGTACAAATACCGGTGATCAAACAAACATAAGTGGTTCAGCAGGTAGTGCTGGTTATGCAGGTTATTTATCAACTGCTTATGCAGGGGGTCAACAAACTAATCCTCAAGTATATTTTAATAATGGTGTTGGATTAAAAGCTGCTATGACAGGAGCTTGGTCAGTATGGTCAGATACACTTTGGATAAATGGTTATGCTGGTGGTGATGTACTTCAAATGTGTGCATTACATACATTAAGAAATGGAACACCAAGAATGTCTATCAGTGTTCAAGCTTCTACATCTACATCATATGGTGCATTCTATGAATTTATTACTGAATATAATAAAGATACTACAATTACTACACTAGCTTATGGTGGGGCTACAAGACTTTATACAGGTTCAGATGGTACAAGAAATTCTGGTTGGGCATATCATAATGATAATGGAACAGGACTTCATTGGCCAAACAACGGATGGCATTTTTATCCTAAAGATGCATCTGACATGTATGTTCGTTCAGGTGATTCTGGAGCATCAGCTTTAGTTATGAATACTGCAGGTACTACTAGAGGATATGTATATGCTAACAGTTCTAATCAAATAGGATTTCTTAGTAATGGAAGAGGTTGGACTTTTAGAGTACATAGTGATGGTAGAACAGATCTTGGGGGTGATACAGCAGCTTCTATTTATATTCCAAGACATTTAGAGGCAAGTACTACTTGGGGTACTTGTGGTTGTTTAAGTTTATTTTTAGGATGGAGTAGTAGTAAAGTTGTAATAGGTAATGGTAATAGTGGAGGTCATGATTATGCAAATGGATTAGGATCTAATTCTGTAGTAGCAACTAATCCTTTTTATTGTTATCAAGATATTACAGCATATTCTGATTCTCGTGTTAAAGAAAATGTAGAAGTAGTAGATAATGCAGTAGAAAAAGTTAAAGCAATACGTGGTGTAACATTTACACGTAATGATGTAGAAGATAAAAATAAGCGTCATGCTGGGGTTATTGCACAAGAAGTATTGGCTGTTTTACCAGAAGTAGTAAGTGAAGATCTTAATGGTCATTACTCTGTAGCTTATGGTAATTTAAATGCATTACTTATTGAAGCTATTAAAGAACAACAGACTCAAATAGAATCTCAGAAGAGTGAGATAGATGTATTAAAAGATTTAGTACAACAACTTATAAATAGATAATAGTATAGATAATGAACAAACAAAGGAAGACCTCCCATATACTTAACGTATTTCAGTATGATGCTGATGGACACGTTGTTCTACCAGCAAGTCTTACTTTAACTGTACCTCCTGCTAGTAATGATAATAGTGGTAAGGTGGGTACTACGGCATGGGTGCGTACATATGTAAGCGGTCTTAGTTATCTTACAGGTAATCAGTCTATCACAGTTAGCGGTGATGCTACAGGATCTGGTACTACATCTATTGCTCTTACACTTGCTAATACAACAGTGACGCCCGGTACTTACGGGTCAACTACTCTTGTACCTGTAGTAACAGTTGATTCTAAAGGACGTATTACTTCTGTAACAACAGCTGCTATATCAGGATCACTCACCTTTACAGGAGATGTAACTGGATCTGGAACAACCGGAACTAGTACAGCTATGACATTAGCTGCATCTGGTGTAACAGCTGGAACATACACTAAGGTGACAGTAGACACTAAAGGTAGAGTTACCGTAGGAGCTAGTGCAACAACCTCTGATATATCAGAAGGTACAAATCTATACTATACAGATGCTAGAGTGTTATCATATCTTAGTGCTAATACTTATGCAACACAATCATATGTAGGTACACAGATAGCTAATTTAGTAGCTAGTTCACCAGCAGCTCTTGATACTCTTAACGAGTTAGCAGCGGCTTTGGGTAATGACCCTAGTTTTGCTACAACTATATCTACAGCTCTTGGTAATAGATTAAGAGTGGATATAAACACTCAAGGATTAAGTGCAACACAACAAGGATATGGTAGAACTAACTTAGGTTTAGGAACCGCTGCTACTTCTAATACAGGAGACTTTGTTGCATATAGAACTTTTGGTACAGCAGCAAACTCAGCTGTAGGAGATTTTGTAGCTTATCGTACATTCGGTACAGCTGCTAATAATAACACAGGAGATTTTGCATTAGCTAGTCATACACATAGTATAGCTGATGTAACAGGATTACAAACAGCACTAGATGGCAAGCAAGCATCAGGTTCATATGCTGCTGCAACACATAGTCATATCATTTCTGATGTAACAGGTTTACAGACAGCTCTTGATGGTAAACAAGCTTCTCTTGGATTCACTCCTTATAACTCTACTAATCCTTCAGGATATATTACATCAGCTGCATTAAGTTCATATGTACCTACTTCTGGATATGCGTTTGGAACAGCTTTTACATTAGGTACAATGTATGTAGGAACTGGAGAACAATTTACTCCATCTTTCTTACTAGGTGTTTACAGTAATGGATATGCATATAAGTTTCCTGTTGCAGGTATTCAATCTTGGTTAGGACTAGGATCTTTAGCTTATAGTTCAGCTACAATACCTACTAATAATAATCAGTTAACTAATGGTGCAGGGTATATTACATCATCTGGAAATATTTCTGGTTATGCCATGTCTTTAAACGGATATGTTGGTCAAACAGAGTATATTATATTAACGGGTCCTGCAAACGGTCCAGTTATTAAAGTTAGATATGATGGTGCCACTGCAAATAGATATATAGATATTGGAAGTAAAGACGGTAATGGTGTTTATAGTGAAGGATTAAAAATATATAATGGTAGTGCATTAACTTTTGCAGGGTACACAATTTATCATACAGGTAATATACCTACATGGAATCAAAATACTACAGGTACAGCTGCATCTATATCAGGGTATAATAATCCTACAACTGCAGCTACACCTAATACTATAGCATATAGAGATGCTAGTGGAGATTTAACAGTTAGAGAATTAGTTCTTAATGTAGCTGTTCAAAGTTTTACACCTTCCTCAATGGTTGCTATTTATCCAACAACTAATCAAGCTGTAAAAGTAAATGCTGCTGGAGTACAAGCATTCTTAGGTCTTGGTTCTTTAGCATATAGCTCTGCTACTATTCCTACAAATAATAATCAACTAACAAATGGTGCTGGTTATATTACTAGTGCAGGTAATGCCGCTACAGCTACTACAGCACCTTCTGGTATAAATAGAGGAGATCAAATTCATGGTACTGTTAGTGTTACCCCTGCAACATCATTTGCTTCTATGCCATCTGGTATGTCTGGATTTACAGATAACTGGGGAGCTGGTGATTTACCTTCTGGTATGGGTCATGTACATGGAATAGCTTGTCGTCACTACAATAATACAAGTAATTTATGGGGATGGCACATGGTTGGTCAATATGATATACCTGGTGATTTAAGAGTTAGATGGGTAAATGCAGGTACATGGACCGCTTATTATCAATTATTAAGTAGTTCAAATTACAATAATTATTCTCCAACCCTAACGGGCGGAGGCGCTAGTGGTACTTGGGGCATTAGTATTTCTGGCAATGCTGCTACAGCAACAGCTGCACAAAATGCAACTTTTTTAACTCAACCTAATGCTAATTGGGCTGGAAGAATACAATTAGGTGGTAATGGGGGTGGTGGTTCTGCTTTAATTGCAGTGGTTCAATCTACCAATGGTAATTTACATATGGATGCAGGAAGTGGTAACGTAATGTATTTAAATTATTATAATAATGGTACAATTTGGTTAAATGGATCTACATATTATATTAGTTCTAATGGTTCACAATATAATGGTAATTCTGCAACAGCTACATCAGCTACAACTGCAACTACAGCTACAAATGCACTTGGTTTAGGAAATTCAGGAGATGTAAGTTCTCTTTCATCAGCAGGGCAAGTATCAGGATGGGATTCAAGACCTGGAGGTAATGCAGCTTACTCAATAGGCTATCATACAGGATTAACATTACATGGATATGGAGGATATGGTGGTGTAAGACTTTATTCAGCTGGCTATCCAACATTATCAAGTTCTGTATTAAGACTTGAAGCTTCAGATTCAGTAAAAACTTATGGTATATTATATAATGATACAAGTGTTAGAGCTCCTATTTATTATGACTCTGATGACACAGCATACTACTTAAATCCGGCAGGAGGTTCTCGTTTAAGAAACCTTTATGTTGGTGATAGCGGTGATGATTGGTCAGATCCAGGAGGATGGGGAACACAAATTAGATTTAGTAATGGTCCTCACGTGAAATTTGTATTACATGCTAGAACACCTGGCATTGAAGCAGGTATGTATGTACATACTCCTAGTTCTGTTTATATAGGAAGTTATACTTCACACGATGTTAGTTTAATGTTTGGTGGAACTAGAAAAATGGGCTTTAATGCAAGTTACATATACACTGATGTATATTTACAAGCTGCAGGTTCAGTACGTGCTCCTTTATTTTATGATTCTGAAGACACTGCATATTATTTAGATCCTAATGGTACTTCTAATCTAAATAAGCTTAGTGGTCAAACAATGGCTTATAATGATATGAATCCAATGTCTGCTAACTCTCCATATGTTGCTAGATATAACGGTTCTGCTGGTTATCGTAATGGAACAATGGGTAGTGGTCAAACAGATTTCAATACTATATTTTCTAACTGGGGTTCAGGATTTATTGATTCTTGGAGTAGTCCAGGTAATGCTCCTGGTGGATCAAGTCACTATGTAGGATTACAAGGACTTCACTATTCTGAGTTAAATACTAATACTGTATATGGTTTCCAAATGGCTTGTGCTGGTGAAGCTGATAACAGATATTTTTGGAGAAATTCTTGGCCAACTAAAAGATCTTGGGTAGAAATGATTCACTCTGGTACTATTGGTTCACAATCAGTATCTTATGCAACTACAGCAGGTAGTGCAACTACTGCAACTACTGCAAGTAATCTTGCAGCAAATACCTCTCCAACAATACAGGTACTTAACTTTACAGGAGTTGGTACTAACTCTGGTAATGCTAATCAGAGTTATGCAATATATCAAGAAGGAGGATCATGGGCTCCACCATTTCCAGACTTATGCATAGGTTTCCATACAGGTATTAAAATAGGTGCATATTTTGGTTATAATGGAACTAGATTTTATAATAACTCTGACTTTGCAACCTTAACATTTTCTGTTAATGATGGAGATAATAACACACGTGGGTATTATGATATTATTGCATATGCATCAGACAGAAGATTAAAACATAATGTAAAGCCAATTGAGAATGCATTATCTAAAGTTACGTCTTTAGTAGGTATGACTTATGAGTGGAACTCTGTTGGTGATCAATATGGATGGACTCCATCTAAAGAAAGAGAAGCAGGTGTTTTTGCTCAAGATGTTAAAGCTGTTCTTCCTGAAGCTGTTAAGTTAGCTCCATTTGATCAAGGTCATGATGAACATGGTAATATGTTTTCTAAATCAGGTGAAAACTTCTTAACAGTTAAATATGAGAAGATAGTGCCATTACTTATTGAAGCTATTAAAGAACAACAATTACAGATTGAAGAACTTAAAAACAAACTAGATAATGTCTTATCAAGTAGATAGTTATGGTAATGCTTATTTTCCCGCAGGCGTATCTGTAGCTTCTATACCTGCTACTACTGGTACACAGGCTAAAGTTCTTGTGCCAGGAGCTAATGGTAGGATATCATCTGCCACTATAGCTCAACTTGTTACACAGAGTGGTGGTAATCTTGTTAGTTCTATATTTGGTAGAACAGGTGCAGTTGTTGCAAAACAAGGAGACTATACCACAGATCAAATAACAGAAGGTAGAAATGGTTTATATTTTAGTAATGATAGAGTTAGAAAAGCTATAGCATTAACTACATTTAATACATCTGGCCCGGCCACTTATGATAGTATTACAGGTATACTTAATATACCACAGTATGGATCAGGAGCAAGTGGTAACTTTGTTCCTCTTACAAGAAAAATTACTATTAATAATCAGACAGCTGATTTATCTATAGATAGAATATTTAGTGTTAAAGAAATGGTTTACCCAGCTGCAGGTATACCTTTATCAAATGGTGTTTCATGGCAACCAAGTATAGTTAATAACTCTGTTAATTGGAATACAGCTTTTAGTTGGGGAAATCATGCTGGTCTATATTCTTTACTAGGTCATACTCATACGTTTGCTTCATTAACTTCTAAACCTACTACTCTTGCTGGTTATGGAATAACAGATGCCGCAACATCTGCACAAGGAGCTAATGCTGACACTGCATTTGGGTGGGGTAATCACGCACTTGCTGGATACTTAACATCATTTACTGAAACTGATCCTACAGTTCCATCTCATGTTAAAGCTATTACCACTACAAATATTACTAATTGGAACACAGCATATTCTTGGGGCAACCATGCATTAGCTGGTTATCTAACTTCTTTTACAGAAACAGATCCAATCTGGACTTCTGAGAAAGCTAACTATGCGTTAAAGACATATGTAGATACAAGTATATCTAATTTAATAGACACTGCTCCAACAACACTTAATACTCTTAATGAGTTGGCAGCTGCATTAGGAGATGACGCTAACTTTAGTACAACTGTTACTGATTTAATAGGTACTAAAGAACCAGCTATTACTCCAGGTACTACAGCACAATACTGGCGTGGTGACAAGACTTGGCAAACATTACCTAGTTATTCTTTACCTACTGCTAGTACAACTGTACTTGGTGGTATAAAGGTGGGTACTAATCTTTCTATAGATGCTAATGGTGTATTATCAGCTAATGATACATCAGTTGCTTGGAGTGAACTTACAAGTGTACCTACTACATTTACTCCATCAGCTCATACACATGCTATATCAGATATTACTTCAATTGTTATTACTTCTGTTGCTAATAATCAGTTATTAAAATATAATTCTATTTCTGCTAAATGGGAAAACTGGACACCTACTTATATTAGTTCTTACACAGATACTAATACAACTTATAGTTTAACTATACCAGTATCAACAACTAAAATTAGACTTACTGGTTCAGATGCTTCTACAAGTGATATTACATTTACAGGAGGTGGAGCAACAACTATAACTAGAACTAGTGCTACAGAATTTACAATTAGTTCAACAGACACAGATACAAATACTACTTATGCAAATTTTACAAGAACAGTAGCAGGTCTTGTACCTAATCCTGGAGCAGCAACCACTAATCGTTATTTACGAGAAGATGGTACGTGGGTAATCCCACCAGATACCGATACTGACACAATTTATGTTCACCCAACTACTGCTGGTAACAAACACATTCCTGCAGGAGGAGCAGCTGGTCAGATATTAAGATATTCATCAGATGGTACAGCAGTATGGGGAGCAGATAATGATACTACTTATGTAGTTTTTACAAGAAGTGCTAATGGATTAGCTCCAGCAGCTCCAGCAGGAGCAGGAACTACTAAGTATTTGAGAGAAGATGGAACATGGCAAGTTCCTCCTGATACAGACACTGATACTAATACATGGAATGCTAACTCTTTAAACGTAGCAGGTTATGTTGCAGCTCCTGGAGCAGTAGCTAACAAGGTGTGGAAGACAGACGCATCTGGTAATCCAGCTTGGCGTGATGACGCTGATACTGACACTATAGTAACAAGTTTACCATGGTCAAGTATTACAAGTAGACCAGGATGGTTATCAGGCGGTTCTTATATAGAAACACAAAGTAATGCTAACTCACAAGTTAATAGTGGATTTTATGAAAATGCTGGTGGTGGTTCTAACTGGCCATCTGTCACATGGTATAATTCATTAAACATTAGACATAGTAATCAAGGTAACTATCATGGTTTTCAAGTGGCTATGAGTTATTATGATAACTTATTATGGTTTAGAAGTTATCAAGGAACTGGTACATTTCAGTCATGGGTTCACGCAATATCTAGTGCTAATATAAGTACTCAATCAGTTCTTTATGCAGATTCTGCTGGTGCAGTAGCATGGACAAATGTTACAGGACGTCCTACATCTTTATCTCAATTTACTAATAATCTTGGTAACTATGGTGGGTGGTATTCTGCTAGTGGTGGTACTATATCTGGTGATGTAACTATTAATGGTGCATCTAATACACCATTAACTATTAACCAAGTACAACCTTATGTAGATTTAAATGCAACCGGAGCTACAAATAAATCTGGTATTAGAATATATCCATCACTAGGATATGATGCAGAGATTGGTAACTATAGAGGAGGAGCATTATGTTTGATAGCAGATAGCTATGTAGTTGCTAAGGTTACAAAGAATGCAGGTGTAATATTCTATACATCAAGTACAGGACCAATAACTTCAGTGGGTAGTAATACTAGTGCTTCTATGGTATTCATCAATGGAGACTCAAGTAATAAAACATGGGATATTTCCATGTTTAATAATGATTGGATATTAAATGAAAGTAATGTTACTACAAGATTTAAAGTGTTGGCAGGTGGTGGCGTTTATGCAGATGCCTATTATGAATTTTCAGATAAGAGATTTAAAACACTTCTTAAAGAAAATCCTGTTATTGCTGGTATAGAAACAATAACAGCTAAGTCGTATATAAAAGAAGGAAAAGAAGAATTAGGTTATTTTGCTCAAGACTTTGAGGGGGTATTAGATAGTGCCCTACTTAAAGATAAAGATGGTATATTAAGTTTATCTTATCGTCAAATACATACAGCTAAAATAGCAGCATTAGAAAAGCGTATTGCAGAACTTGAAGCTAAATTAAAATAATAATGGCTTATAGTGATTTACAAAATAATCAAACTGTTAGCTATACTAATTTACAAAGTGGTGTAGCACAAGGAGCCTTTACTGCTAAAACTAGTATACCAACTAGTAATAGACAAGTTACTAAAGCTGAAGCTAACACATACATAAATATTAATACTTCTCTTCCTTCATATGTTGCTAAAGCATCTAATAGATTAATTACCAAACAGGACTTATCAGGTATTACTGTGGTATCTCCATATATAATGTATGGGGTGGCACAGTTATCAGGATATAAGTCAATAGATGGTGGTAATACTTTTACTCAGTTAACAGGATTGCCTTCATTTTTTTGGAATGGTATAGCTGGAGATAGTACAGGAACATATATAGCTGCTGTAGCTGGATTTGAAAATAATACAATATATGTATCTAGCGATGGTGGTTCATCTTTTACAGCTAGAACATTAAGTTTTGTAGTGGCAGGGTTTTATCCTTTTGGTGTTTCAATGTCTGCTAATGGTCAATACGTTGCTGTTTCTGGACTTTCTACAACTGCAGCTGGTAATAGAAATGCAAGAGTAGTTGCTTCATCAGATTATGGAAGTTCATTTTCTGGAGTTTATGCAGATCCAACTGGATATGAATTATATGGTGCACCATCAGCAAAAGTAGCTGTATCAGGAAATGGTCAATATATAACTGCTGTTTTTGCTTATAATGTAACTCCTGGATTTCCTAATAATATTAGACCTTGGTCTTTTAGAATTTATTCAAGTAACTATGGAGCTACATGGACAAAAAGTGGTGGTAGTGAGTTTGCTGGATTTGCTGATATAGCTATAGACTATACTGGACAAAATCAGTTTATAACTTCTGATTGGCATAAACCTGGTCTTTTTGGTTCAGTAGGAGTAAAAGCATATGTTTCTAATAACTATGGTGTAAGTTGGTCTGAAAAGTTTTCAAATACAACTGCTTTTTTTGCAGGTGGTAGATCACATGTAGGTTTTATTTCTGCTACAATAACAGATGATGGTAAAACCATGGTGGGTGCAACTAATGAAAATGATTGGGTATTTAATGGTGAGCCAGGATTACCACCTTTAGTAATTACTTCTTCTAATTATGGAGCTAACTTTACATTAACAGAAGGTTATACTGGTAATAAGGGTATAGCTGGCGGTAATGCTGTTACTACAGGTATTACAAATAACTATATAGCAATGATGTTATATGGAATAGGACAGTTTAATTATAGTAATAATGGTGGTATAATTTTTATACCAAAAGCTACTACTACTTATTATTGGAATCAAATATATAGAAAAGCTTATGTCTATTCAGCTCCACCACCTCCTTGTCTTGGTGCAAACTGGGTAGCTTCTGGATCTTATTATTATACATGTAGTGCAGGATCTGTAACATCAACTATAGTTTATATAGATGATAGATCTTGTTCAAGTACATATAATCAATATAAGTTAAATGATATAATTTATGTAACTAGTCCTGCTAATGCTTCTCCAAGTACTACTCAAACTTGGGTAGATACAGAAGTTACTAGATGTGAAAGTTGTGTAAATCAAAAAGAACAAGTACAAACTAATGTATGTGCTACAGGATATAATACTACAAGATGGGTTGCCGGAGGATCAGCTTGTAGCACTGCAGCAGACTGGACACTAATATTTTTTAGTTACACTTGTAGTGGATGTAATAAGTATTATAACGAAATAGATCTTAACACTTGTTCTGCCACTTATAACCAAATAAGAATAAGTTCTGTACTAGCTGAATCTAATAGCACATATTGTGGAGGATGCTGTGGTCAATCAACCACTCAAGTGTGGACAGCTACTGGTGAGGGAAGATGTCTTGATTGTGTAAGTCAAATAGAACAACAACAAACTAACTCATGTGCTTCTGGTTATACCACTTTACGTTGGGTGAGTGGAGGTTCAAACTGTAGTGCATGTTGTGGTCAGTCTACAGCTGCTGATTGGACTTTATTATTTGGTAGTTATACTTGTTCAGGTTGTGATAAATATTATGATGAAATAGATCTAAATACTTGTTCACCAACTTATAATGAAATAAGAATAAGTGCTACCTTAGCAGAATCAAATAGTACTTATTGTGGTGGTACTTGTGGTCAAAACACAAGTCCTGATTGGACTATACTATTTGGAAGCTACGGATGCTCTGGTTGTGACAAGTATTACATGGAAATAGACTTAAATGAAAACTCTGCTACATATAATCAAACAAGAGTGAGCGGTTCATTAGTTGAAGCTAATAGTAGTTACTGCTGTACTCCTCCTCCTACTTGTTTGCAGTATTATGTAACTGATTATGGTTGGGTATATTATACAGATTGTTTAGGTCATTTCTATTCTGAATATTTGTATCCATTTGATACTTTCTGTGCAACAAGTGTAAGTGGTGGTATGGTTTATACAGAATCATTTTGTAGTGGTTATGAAACTCCACAATAATAAATATAAAAATAAAATAATATGAACACGTATTACAAATTCAGAGTGAGTCATTTTAAACTAGATGACGAGTTAAAAACAATAGAACAAGTTAATGATGCTGTAGATTCTAAATCAGTAAGTTATATTGGTTCTCCTGTAACTTATGACAGTATGATGGCTATTACCAACAGAGATGGTTGGGAAGTTATTACAGAAGAGCAATATACTGCTAAAAGAGTAGAAGTATTAGGTATACTAAGTTCTATGTAATATAATATTAAAAATAATTAATACCTTTATAATATGGCTTTACAATCATCAGGTGCTATAAGCATCAGTGAAATAAATGCAGAAGTTACTGCTATAAATAGTAACAGCTTAACAGATCTTAGTACAGCAGTGAGTTTTACAGCTCCTCATGCTATGAGTGAGTTCTATGGCTATAGTGCATCAACCACTGTTTATATTAATGCGTATATTCCAAACTATGCTGGTTGTTATAACTACTATACATTTGCTGCTACAGCAACAAATGCCTCAGCTACTTCTTCAATACCTGTAAATACAACCCTAACTGTTTCAATAGGTTGGAATGGAGATTTAGGAGGCTATTTTTCAGGATATCTATATATAACAGCAGGAAGTTCTTGTGGAAGTACAGGTGCTTATTCAGGTGGCATATACTGTGGTGGTGAATATGTATCAATAGTAAACTGGAGTATATCACCACAGTCAAGTGGTAATCAAAGCTATGTTTCTAACATTGATTTCTACGGCACCGCCCCTTGTTAATTATTAAATAAAAAAATATGATAACTTACAAACAAAGACCTGATTCAATTCCAGTAAGAATTGATAGTGACGCTAAGACCGTTACTAATGTAGTAAACAAACCTGATCAAAAGATTTTAGGGTTTATGACTAATGAAGATTACTACACAAAGTTTGCAGCTGATGCCGAAGCTTGGCCTTCTATTACAGAAGAAGAGTTTAATACAGCTAAAGCAGCAGTAGCAGCAGCCCTATCTGTTATCTAGTAATTAACAGGTGTGGAAAACTATTTTGGTTATATAATTGCATCTATGTATATTTGTAACAGATTAATCTAAAATTTAAAAACACATGGAAAAAATTTCTTTGAAACTGTTTGAGTTCTACAATCTAGATGCAGAGCTTAACGGTTTGACAAACCAGCAAACTGGTGAAAAAATTGCTTCTGGTCTTATCCAGGAGAAACTATCTTTAGTTACTAAGTACTGGTTAACAGACTTAGGTAAGAAAGTGGCTGCTGAAAAAGCTGCTGTAGAGGAACTAAAGAATGACCTTATCAAGAAGTATGGTAAGGAAGATGACAAGGGTGGTATTTCTATCCCTATGGTCATTGATCAAGTTGATGCAGATGGAGCTGTAGTATATGCAGAGCCTGACGCTGAAGGAAAAACTGGTCCTAAAAAGATGATCAACCCTGACTACCAATCTTTTGAAAAGGAGTTTAACGACTTGCTTCAAACCGAGAAGGAACTAGAGTATAAAGTGTTTACACTTGATGACTTTGAGAAGGTTGAGACATCTGAAAACTATGGAACTTTCTTTAAACTTGTAAAAGTTGAAGAAACTAAAGTGGTTCCTTTGAACTAAACCTCCTGTTTTTCTTTTTTATATTGAACCACTCCATTAATTGGGGTGGTTTTTTTGTTAATTAGCCAAAAATAATGTATATTATATTGTAGACTACTTAAAACTTAAACACAAATATTATGGCACTTAAGATTACAGCTCAGATTGGAACCGACAAAGGAATCACTTCTGAGGCATATGTACGTATCGCTGATTATCAGATCTCTAAGTATGGATCTGCTAACTTTAGACTTGAATTATTTCAAAGTGAAGCAGATGTAGCTAGTCCAGGTGCTCCTGGAATTTACCCAGGTATGGGCGGTGGTATTGCTCGTAATCAACAAATTGGTGAAAGTTTGTATGTAGCTATGACTAAACAAGTTGAAGAGGTTATTACTGTTAAGCGTATGGTTTCAGTAGAAACTACAGAAGAAGTTAGTGTGCCGGCAGCTACAGCAGGCGGTGAACCAACTACTCAAACTGTTACAAGAAACATTATGCAAGAGCAAGATGTAGAAGAAACAATCACTAAGACTGTTCCTGACTTGTCTTCTGCAGAAGGTATTGATGTATTTGAGTTTGGGTATGCCCATTTAAAGACAAAACTAGAAGGTCTGTTTGGTGCAGACAAAGTGGTTGATTGTTAATAACTCATTGATATATAATTAATTATGTTACCTACGAAATCTAATACTGCTGATCAGGGTTGTTCTCCCGTATCTTCTAACTGTGTCATATGGCAAGGTCCAGACTTGTCATGTATTAACCTCTGCAATGGTGACACGATATCTAGTGTAGTACACAAGGTAGCAACGGATCTTTGTGCAATTAAGACATCTTTTGATTTAACATCTTTGGACTTAACTTGTCTTGTATCTTTTTGCAATTCCGTAAACCCAGCTCCAACTACTAAGACCCTATCAGCGGTATTGGATTTCATTATTAAGAAAGTTTGTTGTTTAAATACAACCATTCAAAACTTACCAGCTGGAGGTGCATCAGCATATACAGAACCTAATATTGCACTACCTACGTGTCTTCAATATACAGATCCAGGTACAGGTCAAACTGTTGCTGTTCTTCAACATAGTGCTTATACATTAAGACTTGCTAATCAGCATTGTACTCTTAAAGCAACTGTAGATAGTCATACTACTACTCTTGCTACTTATAATACAAGAATCACAGCTCTTGAAAGTTCTGTTGGTTATGTGCCTCCAACCGTAACGCCTAACTGTTTATTGACTCCAGGAACTCCTGTAGCAATGCACACTTTGTTAGACGAAGTTGAATCTCAATTCTGTTTACTAAGAACTGTATTAGGAACTAACCAAGTTCTTACAGCTGGTATTGCTCAACAGTGTCAAAATCTTGGAGCTGCTCCAGCATTAAGTAGTTCTGGTACAATTAGTTCTTTAACTGGTTGGAACGTTACATCAAGTACTGTTGGTTCAGCAATTCAAAATCTTTGGGTTGTCTTATGTGATATGCGTCAAACTATTTATGATCTTAAAGTTGCTGGTGGTCAAACAGATTGTTCTTCTTTCTTACTTGGATTTACCGCTGCTGCAAATGAAGCTCGTACTCAAGTTACAGTGTTCTTTAATGGTGGCGGTACAGTAATTCCTGCAGGCTTTGCTAACTGTACAGCTCAAGGATCTAAGATTACTATTAAAGATACTTCAGGACATGTTTATACAGACTACGTAAATCTTTTAACAGCTGTTACAGATACAGATGGTATTACATATACTGTTACTGGTGCTGCTCTTAATGCTTCTCAGGCTTACACAATAACAGTGGAAGGATGTCTTAGCAAGAGTGGTAGCTCATGTTCTAAGACAGCTGATTTTGTAGTGTCTGTACCTTGTCCAATTATTTCATCAGTAACTGCAACATTAACATAGTATGAACGTAACACTAAACTGGACTCCTGGTGCAGGATCTACATCTCAGACTGTGCAATTTAAGCTTGCATCAGCTTCTACATATACTGCATTCAGTACTTTAAGTGGAACAGCTGCAACAGAAACTGTTACAGGACTTAGTGATAACGTAATTTATGATTTTAGAATTTCTACTGCTTGTAATGGTGGAACAAGTACAACAAGTCCTGTTGTACAAAAGATTAATATTATCTGTCCTACCGTAACTGTAACTGCAACATCAACAACTCTTGCCTATAGTTTTCCAGAGATTGGTGGATCAGTTGGTACTTATTCAGTAAAACTATTTAACTCAGCTGGTACATCAGAATTAGCTGCTCAAACACCTGTAGGAACTACAACTCTTTCAGGAACCTTCACTGCACTTACTGCTAGTACAGTTTATAAAATTAGAGTTGTGCCTACAGCTGGAACAATTACTAAAACTGATTGTGCTTTTGTAACTGGTACAACTTCTGCTCCTCCTGTGTGTAACGCACCTACTGGAGTAACTGCTGACTTAGCAGCTGAAGTAAATGCTAGTTAAAACTTAATATAAACATTTAATAATATAACATATGTCTTGCGGTTGTAACGATACTCCTCTACCTCTAGGTAACTGTAATGATGGTTGTGCAGATTGCTCACCAACTAACGCTACTAATTTAACACCTTGTATAGGTGGTGAAACATGTGATGAAATTATTACATCTAATTGTACCAAATTAGTTGGATCAAATTTTCCAGCATTAGGTATATTAGACGGTGATAGATTAACCACTATACTAAGTAAGTTACATAAACTTATTAATAGTAATAGTACATTTCTTACCCCAATCACTAGAGCTACTTATGTAGCTACATCTACAACAACTGTACCTATGGTTGTAAGATATTTAGGACTTGGACCTGTATATACATCAACACCTGGAGCAACTGGTACTACCACTGCTATTACTGTTGGTTCTACAGCTGGTCTTGTTGTAGGTATGACTTTAGAAGTTACTGCTGGTCTAGGAGCTTTTCCTGCTGGGGCAACTGTTGCAGCTATTACAAGTGCTACAATTTTTGCAGCTTCTGTTGCACCTTCTACAGCCTTATCTGGAGGAGCTTCAGTTATTACAGCTACTGGAACTGATCATCAAGTATTTAGTATTACAGTGACTCAAGGAACACCAAAAACATTTAAAGCATTTGTTGGCTCAGTGGTTAAAGTGAGCGGCACAGGTACAATTGTATAATTAATAATCATATGCCAGTAGCACCTTGTAATACATTAAAAACTTTAACTATAGATTATAGTACAACTAGTATAACACCTAGTGGTGGTTACACTGTTAAGTGGCGTGCCGTAGGAGACGATGTATGGCATTTAGAACCTAATAAAAGAGCTAATCCAATTGTTATATCTGGTGTTCCTTCTTGCTATCCATTAGAAGTTCAACTATTAGTTGACTGTGGTACAGGATTACAAGTTGTTGAAACATTTGGTGTACAAGGTTCAGGATCTAGTTCATGTTATGAGTTTGGTCTTCTAGACACAGCACAATATACATATACACCATGCGGTACTTCAAGTTCTGTAACTATATATAATACCAGCACTATAGGTATACAAGAAGTAAATCCAACGATATGTGCAGTAGATGGTTCAGTGAGTGGTGGTGGATATACTCGTTTGCAACAATGTTTAGGAACTCAAGCATAATTAAATGGCTAATCAACTAACTATAAACTTTACTGCAGCAGTACCAGCACCTTCTAGTGGATATCTAGTTAGGTATTGGGAAACTTCTACGCCTGGAACAGTTTTAACAACAACTGTTACAAGTAGTCCTGCTGTTATTACTGGTTTAGCTGGTTATAACTATACAGGTACAATTGAATCTGTATGTAGTTTTGGTAACTCTACAAGAGTGAATTTTACAGATGCAGTTTGTAATGTAACATTTAATGTTTCTTCTACTTCTCCAACTAACCAAGGTGGTACTAATGGTACAGCTACAATTAGTAATATTGTAGGAGGATCTGGAACATATACATACAGTTGGAATACAGTTCCAGCTCAGACAACAATTACAGCTACTGGATTAACAGCTGGTCAAACCTATGTAGCTACAGTTACTGATACGATTACTGGTTGTGTAACTACAGGAAATATTGTAATTGGTCAGACAAACTTTACGTTTGATGCTGACTACATGGTGATTACTTATCAGTTTAGTGATGGAGTAGATTTAGATACACGTACAAGAATTGTATCTATTGATGGTACAACATATCCAGATCAAAATGGTCAAGATAAGCATATTGGATTTGATCAGTATAATGCAACACCATCAAATGCAACTTATCCAGGAGAAGAAACTGTAGCTAATATGTGCGGTTTAGGTACTCAACCATTAGCAGTATGGGGTGGAGATAATAGAGGTCAAGGGTTTGAAACTGTAATGATTGACTTTACTCAACTTGGTGCAGGACAAAATCAAGTGGTGATAGACTGCCGTGCTTTATGGTGGGTGAATGTTGGTACTAATCCTGTTAATATAGGTTTTACACTTTATAAAGGTGGTTGTATGGTTAAGCAAGGTCGCAATGGTTCTCCAGCATATAGTTTTACAAATATTGGATATACGGCAACTTTAACACAAGCTTCTGCTAGTAAAGTGATTACAGCTTTTAATAATAATAGTGTAGCTACAGGATCTTCTGATTTAGAAAACCCTAATATTTATGCTGGTACATCAAGAGGTCAGCGTTTAGCTGTTATTACATATAACAGAAGTACAAACGTAGGTAATATAAATATTAATGATACAACAACTCCTGTAGTATAATGAAAGATTTAATAGACATAATAAATAATAATTTAGGTTCAGACCGTATAGTGCATGCTAAATATGAACTTAACAATAGTCATTTTAGTATTTATAAAGAACATGATGGTACTAGATGTGTAGTGATTAAAGATCATAATACTCTTAGTCCATTCTTTAACAATCTTATTGAAGCAGATACTTGGATAAATACTAATTCATAATGGCAACATTAACTGTAACTTTTCCGGCAGCAACGCCTGCCCCTTCATTGGGGTATAGGATAAAGTATTGGCCTACTAGTGATCCTACAAATATAACTACTGCTACTTCAGCTACTAATACATTTGTAGCTGCAGGAATAACAGGTACAGGATTTGCAGGCACTGTAGAAGCAATTTGTGGCGGTGGTGTTTATGGAGCACCAAGACCCTTTATAGCAACAGTTTAAAATATAAAAAAAAGTCAGTGGTTTTGTTGGTTTCCCTGACATTACAAAACCCCTGGTGTTTCTACATCGGGGGTTTCTTTTTAACATTGTTAGAAAATTGTGTATAAAATATTAAAATATTAAAAATTTTGCTATAGCTTTATATACCATATACTAAAATGCATTATATGAACCTTATCAATCAGGTGTATGGCTCCCTTAAATGGAAAAAAACAGATGACTTCTGTGCCTCTAAGTTAGGTGTTTCTTTACAAAAATACCAAGAAATCAAAAAACAAATTTCTCAAACTAAAGATCTCTTACAAACTGAACTTGACAGTAGTCTGATAGACATTGTGGGTAAAAGGATGCTTGAGTTAATAGATGATGAAACTATTAAGAATCAGTATATTTCTGATTTAGAAAATCAATTAGTAGATGCCGTCAACCAAAATAAGGAAAAGGTTGTTGAATTTAAAGAAAACTTAGAAGACGGTACAGCTGAGATTAAAGGTATAGCATTTGCTGAACCTAAAAGTCCAGAAGAGATTATTAGAATCCTTAAGATAGACACTGAGAAGTGGAAGCTTAGTTCATATTGGAACAAGCAACATAAAGACTACTGGTTGATTTCAGCCATGATTACTCAGAAGACCTTGGAAGTCAAGGACTTACTAAAAGAAACAATAGATAATTTTAATCCGTCATATAAACCCATTGCAGAGGTTTTTATAAATGACAATTATTCTGATCCCACTGTGGGGGTCTTGAGTATTCAAGATCTTCACTTTGGTAAAGAAGGTAATGATGATATAGTAAAAGAGTTTAGAGAAGCAGTATCTACGCTTGTAGTGAAGACTTATCATAGCCACAAAGTGGATAAGATGATATATGTGATTGGAGGGGACCTTCTTAACATGGATACCTTCAGTGGACTAACTACCAAGGGTACACCAGTAGACAACGACTACAGGGCTCAGGATGCTTATAACATGGCATTTGATTCTCTTTACTGGAGTATTAACTTTATTAAGCAGTTTTGTGACACTTTACATATCGTATACTTGCCAGGCAACCATGATAGATTAAGTTCCTATCACATGGCTCATGCCTTGTCTAAATGTTTTAATGGTTCTACGAATATAATCTTTGATGTGGAATATGCTGAAAGAAAAGTTATTACTTATGGTAGTAACTTTTTTGCATTTGAGCATGGGGATGTAACTAAGAAAATGACAGCTTTAGTTTATGCTACAGAATTCCCAGAACAATGGGGAACCACGTTGTATAGAACTTGTTACACAGGACACTTCCATAGTAAGAAGGTCACCGAGTTTGTAACAGACAATGAGGTTCATGGTTTTGCTATTAAGCATTTACCAAGTCTTTGTAAGTCAGATTACTGGCATTATCACAATAAATTCATTGGGGCCAAGCGTCAAGCTATTATGGAAATACATCATGGAACAAAGGGAAAGATTTCTGAATTTATATACACTGTTTAAACTTTAAAAGTTTACCTAGGAAACCTCATAGATTTTTCGTAAATTATTAATGTAGAACATTGTGACAAGAGTATTTAAAAAACCAGATCTTACAGCTCCAAGGTATAGACCCAAAAAGCTAAACTTAACTAATATAGACTCATATAGGAAATTCGTAGAAGAAAATCCAAGATATGCTAATATTACTTTAGAGAAGTTTAAAGAGGTTATATCTTTATTTAATGGTAAGATTTGGCAGACAGTTATTGATGAAAGAGATGGCGTAGAGCTACCAGAACAGTTAGGATATATCTTTATAGGATCATGTGGTCGTAAAAAGAGTAATGTGGATTTTAATAAAAGTAGAGAACACGGAGTTATTATTCAACATCAGAACTGGGATTCAGATCAATACATGGCTAAAATATTCTATACAAACTTTGAAACTAAGTATAGATTCAAGCACAATGACATGTGGAGCTTTGTTGGTATAAGAGATTTTAAAAGAACAGTTGGTAAGACCTATCCAGAAGAGTGGAAGAAGTATGTTGTGGTTGATGATCTGGTAAGAGTTAGTAAAGTGTTTAGAATACAGAAATATAAAGATTATAAGAAACAAGAAGTTGTCAAACTACTAGATGAGTATGACGAGTTTAATTTAGACTAAAATGGCTAAAAGCACAATAGGAGATATTACTTCAAGAATTAGAAGTCAGGTTAAAGCAGTGAAACAAGATTCAATGCTTACTGATCGTTTAATCTATAGTATCATTCTTAAACATTCCAAATGGTTAATGAAGCGTGAAGACTCTAAGAATAGACTTATGAGTTTTTCTGGCGTTATGCAAACTATGGACTTTGTTGAGCTTATAGAAATTGATAAAGTGGAAGCATGCTGTACAGGTTTAAAATCTGATTGTAAGATTAAACGTACTAAAGATAAGATGCCTATCTTTTTACAAGGATATTATGGACCCCTTATCCGTACTATATCTTCTATAGATGGTTCAGAAGAATTACAACCAACACTTCCTAGTGTATATTTAGGTTTATCAAAGTCTAAAAACTTTAGATTTAATAAAGCTAAGTATTATTGGTACTTAGATGACTATCTATACTTTCCTAATTTAGAATGGGATGCTATACGTATAGAAGGAATCTTTGAAGAAGATATCAGTATGTACACTTGTGCTCCTGATAGTTGTATACAGAAGATAGATTTACTATTCAATGTTCCTGATTATTTATTTGGGGAACTAGAAGCTGCTGTATTAAAAGATATTATTGCTATGTATCAGATACCTTCTGACGCATCTCCTGATAAACAAAATGTTGCTCGTTAATGAAAACAGAACCAAAATATAGGACATTTGATGAGCTTCTGAATGAGGTTAGTACAGACTTTGTTATGTATAATAATGAAGGCTTGATTGAACCTGCACAGCTTATTAAAGTGGCACAACGTGTTAGTTACGATCTAGGTGTTAGAATTCACGGTACAAAAGAAAAAGTATTAGATGTAGAAAAGAAAAAGACTAAACTTCCTGATGATTTTTATATTCTTAACTATGCTTACTTATGTGGCGAGACTACCCACAGTGATTCCGTAATGCATGGTCGTCACACTGAAAATGTTATTCTTGACCCTACACATTGTAAAAATGTAAGTGGTCAAAACACATGTAATAAATGTGGGCAGGTTGACACTACATGTATATGTGAGAGAACATATAGTGTAGAATGTAAGACGGGGGAAAAGATTTATGTTCAAGTTGTAGAAAAGCGTAAGTATGAAACTAGAACATATACAAGCTTTCAGAAACTTGATATATCCACTTCTACAGGAAGAAAGGATGCTTTAGATAATTCTGGTAATGGAGCCTACATAAAGAATGGTTTTGTTTATACAAACTTTGAGACAGGTAAAATATATATTTCATACCAAGGTGCATTAGAAGATGATGATGGTAACTTATTAGTCCTTGATCATCCAATGATTAATGAGTATTATGAGTATGCTATGAAACAGCGTATTCTAGAAAACTTGTATATGAATGGAGAAGACGTGGCTCAGAAGATGAGCATGGTTGAGCAAAGATTAAGAGGTGCTAGAAATAACGCTCTTAGTATTGTAAACACTCCAGACTTTGCAGAAATGAAAAAGCTATGGGAAACAAATCGTAAAGCTCAATATAATAAGTATTACGATATGTTTAAATCATCAGAAGGATACTAAAAATGAGTCTAAGTACCACCATAAAATTACCTACTTATAGCTGTAAAATTATTATAAGTGTAGTTGATAGTGTTACTATCGAAGCAGACAGAATATATAAAAGACATAAAGTAAAAGAAACATTCGGTGATGAAGCAGAAGGTGCTTTAGTTATGCCAGATTCAGATGTTTACTATTTACTAATAGGAGTAAAGTATCTAACTCATAATACAATAGCTCATGAAATATTTCATGCTGCGGTTAGAGTGACTGAAGATAGAGGAGTGGTAGATGAAGAAGCACAAGCTTGGTTAGCAGGACACTTAACTGGGGTTACATATAAATTTTTAGAAAAGAAGAAGCTTGAAATAAAACATGGCTGAACAAACACAAACACCTGGATCTAATACTACTAATACTTTTACTAAAGGTATGGTAAAGGATTTTAATGATACCTTCATTGGAGAGGGGTTGTGGACTCATGCACGCAATGCAGTTAATAACTCACATGACGGTCAGATTGGAGTTATTGGTAATGAACCTGCTAATTTATTTTGCGTACAGCTTCCTTATACCGTTATCGGATGCATTCACTTATCAGAAGATCAGTGGGCTGTATTCACAACAGATGATGTAAACTCAGAGATAGGTGTATTTGACGAGTCTGCCTGTACTTATAAAAAAGTTATAAACGATCCATGTTTAAACTTTAATCGTTCAAGTTTAATAACTGGTGCCTACCGTAAGCGTTACGATTGTGAGAGATTAGTATATTGGGATGATGCTCGTAATCCTTCTAGATTTATTGATATAGATAATCCTCCACTAAAAACTAGGAACGTTGTTGTTGATGGTTGCATCACAGAAGTTCCGTTAACTCCTATACAACTAGACTGTGAGGCTATTAGAATAGCTTCATTAGTCACTACGCCTTGTATAAACCTTGCTAAAGGTAAAGTTGGTGGTATGCTTCCTAATGGATCTTACCAGGCTGTAATAGCCTATACAATAGCAGGAGTTAAAGTGACAGACTATTTAGGTATATCTGAGGTTCAGTCATTGTTTTCACATGAGAATACAAGTTTGTCTTTAGAGATAACTATTACTAGTATTGATAAAAACTTTGATGAGTTTGAACTTGCAATACTATCTAACATTAATAATCAAAGTACAGCCAAGAAGATTGGTGTTTACTCAACTGCTCAAGGAACTATTTATTTAGATAAGTGGAGTACAGAGTATGAAACTATTCCTGTAAGTCAGATAGTTGTAAGAAAAGAATCTGTTGAGAAAACAGATGATATGTACACTGTTAATGACTATCTTATCAGGATTGGTACAACCAGTAAGTTTAAGTTTAACTATCAGCCACAAGCTAATAGTATAAAAACTAACTGGGTCTCTGTGCAATATCCTGCAAATTATTATTACAAAGGTGGTAATAATACAGGGTATATGAGAGATGAGCAGTATGCTTTCTTTATTAGATGGATTTATAATACAGGAGATAAGTCTGAGTCTTATCATATTCCAGGTAGATTACCCTTAGCTACAGATAGAGATTCTATGGTTGGCGGTGATGCATTTGAAACTATTGGATCATCTGCTGTAAGTCGTCAGCGTTGGCAGGTAGAAAACACAGCTACCATTGATAGTGTTACAACTTCAACCCTACCTGATGGTGGTGTAATGGTAGCTACAGGTCAAATGGGATATTGGGAAAGTGAAGAAAAATATCCTGATAGAGCATTCAATATATGGGGACCATTATGTGGTAAAAAGATTAGACATCATAAGATGCCTGATAATACTATTATTGGCGGTGATGTAATTAATCACTTCTCAGCTAATGGTGCAAGTATAAATGTTTTAGGTGTTAAGTTTAATAACATAACCCATCCTTTAGATAATGCGGGTAATCCTATATTATCTATTATAGGCTACGAAATACTTAGAGGCTCAAGAGAAGGTAATAAAAGTGTTATAGCAAAAGGTATGCTTAATAACATGAGAGAGTATAATCTTCCTGGAACTACAACAGTAAAAGGATTATATCAAAACTATCCTTATAATGATTTACGCCCAGACCAGTATTTAACATCAAATAAAGATATTGCTTATAAAGGATATTCAACTGATAAAAAAGAGGACCCTTTAACTGTATATAAGAATAATACTTTTTCTTTTCATTCACCAGAGACTACTTTTAGTAATCCTTTTATGAATGTTCAAGAGCTTAAAGTGTATCAAGAAATACACGGAAAAGTTGAAGGTAAGTTTACTGAACCATTTAAACATCCAAAGTTTAAAATGGCTAATAACTTCTTGAGTACTATTACAGATGTATTAGTAATTATTGATAGTATTAATAGGTTACAAGCATTATTTTCAGGACAAGGAGGAGTAAAGATTGCTGCCACTGATGACTTTCCTATTGAACTTAATTATGGAATACCAAAAAATCCAGAACCTGCTGCAGGAATTGGAGGAGCTATAGTATTTGGTATTCAATTAGCTTTAAAAATAGCTACTACTGCTGCTGTATTAGTATTAGAAAAAAGACTTGCCGATCTTAAAAAAGAGAAGCTTATTAGTATGTTCTTATACTTAGTACCAAAGAAGCAATATGCTCTGCAGTATTTATCTCATGCTTTCTATAATAACTCTACTAGAAATATAAGAGGTAATATTAGAAAAGAGATTACTGATTCTTCTTATATAAGAACTGGTGTTCATGGGTTTGGTGCAAACTATAGAGTTAATAACTTCTATAGAAACCAATATGTAATCTTAGAAACATCTACAGATCTTTTAAAGACCGGTACACAATCAGGTATAACAGATGACAGTAGACAATTATATCATGATGCAAATGTAAATATAAACGATACGTTTGTTACTAATACTGTTGCTTATTACGGTGCCATTAAGATTCCTATGGTGTCACAGTATGGTCAGCTAGATTCTATAAAGCAGTTACCACTATCTAGTTGTGTTGAATTTACTCAACCTGATAAAACTAAAAAGTATACTAGTGAGATATGCTTTGGCGGTGATGTTTATATTAATAGATTCACGGAGAGAAACACCATGTTTTATTTTAATACATGGTTAATGGGTGAGCCTGATGAAATAGAGTTTGACTATCGTAACCATTTTGCCACAACCTATCCTAGATATTGGGTAAACTCTAAAAGAATTGATGGAGAGCTTTTAAAAGACGTAGCTAGAGAACATAGACATTTAAATGGTAATAGCTCACAAGGAGTCAGCTTCTATGTTAAGAATAGACATTTTTATTTATTTAACTCTGGTGTACGTGACTTCTTTGTAGAAAGTGAGATTAATGTAGGCTACCGTGATCATGATGATCAGATAGAACGTAGGTTCTATGATCCATATGGGTATGCCGATATAGATATGATGTTTAGAAGTGACACTATTAAGAGTGGGGAAATATATAAGTATGACTATTCTTTAAGTGTATCTAAACTATTCAATAGTCACATCTCTTGGGGAAACATCCTACCTAGAGATTATGATCCTAAAGTTGCTGAAAAGTGTTATGTATATAATCCTAACCGTGTAATATATTCTTTACCACAGTTTAGTGAATCTAAAAAAGATAACTGGAGATTATACTTAGCCAATAACTATAAAGAGTTCTTATCACCTGTAACATCTATTAAGTCAATTAATAGAACAGGTGCCTTGTTTATGATGAAGCGTCAAAGTCCTATGCAGTTTATGGGCGTAGAGGAACTTAAGCTTGACGGTACAGGAGCTAAGATTACTATTGGTGACGGAGCATTGTTTAATGATAGAGGCACTCAACAGTTACAAGCTGTAGTCAATGCAGAAGAGTCATTTGAATATGGCTCAAACCAAAGTAGGTATGCTTCAATGAATACTTCTTATGGTGTATTTTGGGTTTCTCAAGATCAGGGTAAAGTGTTTGTATATGGTGGTGGTATTAAAGAGATTTCTAAGGATGGTTTAAAATGGTGGTTTGCTAGATATTTACCTAGTGAACTTCTTAAATCATTCCCTTCTTTTCCATTATCAGATAATCCTGTAAAAGGAGTTGGCGTACAGATGATCTTTGATAATACTAATGAGATATTGTACATCACTAAAAAGGATTACAAGCCATTATTTACAGACTTAGTTCTAGAGGGTGAAAGATTTTATCGTATAGTAAATGGAGCTAAGACTTATTATAACTTAGAGTCAGAAGCTTTTCAACCGGCATCTTTTACAATATCATATGATCCTAAGTCTCAAGTTTGGTTGTCATTCCATGATTGGATTCCAACATTCTTGTTGCCAGGTAAGGCTCATTTCATGAGTGTTAATAAAGACACTATATGGAAGCATAACATCCGTTGTGATAAATACACTAACTTCTATGGTATAGACTATCCATTTGAGATAGAGTTTGTATCTTCAACTGGTCAAAGTGTTAACTCAATGAGAAGTGTTGAATATATATTAGAAGCTTATAAGTCTCACAATAATTGTTCAGATAGGTTCCATGTATTAGATGAAAACTTTGATCAAGCTATTGTTTATAACTCAGAACAAGTATCTGGTTTACTAGAACTTGTTATAAAGAGTAAAACTAATCCTTTAGATATGCTTACATATCCACAGGTGGGAGCTCAGTCAATAAAGATTAACTTCTCTAAAGAAGAAAATAAATATAGATTTAATCAGTTTTGGGATGTGACTAAAAACCGTGGAGAGTTTACAGGCGGCAATGTTCCTATGTTTGTAACTAAACCTAATGGTTACCAATTTGATATTAACGCTCAGTATGTTAACTATCAAAAGCCAGCATTAGAACATAAGAAGTTTAGACATCATTCTAACAGAGTGTTTCTTCGTAAACTTAAAAGCAATGACGTTAAGTTCTTGTTTAAAATATCTAACTTAAAACTCTTACAATCACCTAGGTAATGAATAAGTTATTAATACATATGATGAATGCTGGTGATATAGATCACCGAATCCTTCCTGGTTTGCAGAAGATGCAAAAGGCTGGGCAGGTACGTAGGTTTACTATGCCGGCAATACAACAAGATTTTAGTAGTAATGATAATTTAGCTAACCCAATTGCGGTTAGGAAAAGAATGGAAGCTGACTTTATAACTAAACGAAATATAGATAAAAGAAATGCTCTTCAAGCTGCTCAAGATAGGCAAGGATATATTAGACAAGCAGAAGCTCCAAGATCTGCAGCTTCTAAAGCTTGGGCTATTATGACTAATCCTATGACTGCATTAAAATATAAAGTTCAAGGAAGAGATATACCTGATAATTTTGAGAGAGGAGAAAAAAACTCTTTAGATTTAGCTGCTAATATAGTTAATCCTTTTTTCTATATTAATGAAGGAAAAGAGTTTCTTAAAGGTGTCGGTAATATAGGATATAAAGCAGTTACTGATCCATTTAGTTTAAGTGGGATGGATTTTTTAAATACTGCAATGCATGGCGTAGGAGCTCTTCCTGCTGTAGGGGAAGCTGTTCAAGGAACCAACTTAGTTTCTAAAGGACTAAGAGGAGCTACTAAAGCTTATAAGGGTACAGCAGGTATGACTAGTAAGTTAGGCAGAGTAAAAAATGCAGCTAATGCTGGAGCTATTGAACTTGGTTATACACCAGGTGATATAACTGGTCACTCATATTTTAATATACCAGCTGATGAAGTGTCTAAAATGATGTCTCAAGAAATGGGTTCACTACCTAAAGGAGCATTTACTTTTGATGGAAATATGAGTAAAAACTCAGCTCCATTGTTTTGGACACAAGCTGCTAGATCTCCAAAAGGATTTACTGTAGTTAATCCTGGTACAACTCAAGGATTAAACTGGTCAGGTACTATGGGTAAAAGAGTTAGTAACGCTCTACCAAAAAACATAGAAAAGATTATGCCTGATGCAGCTAATTATGCAGAAGAATTAAAAAATCGTATTGATTATTTAAAGAAATTAGGAGATCCCAAATCTTTACAAAATGCTGCTCAGTTAGAAAGAGATGGTATAAGTTCTCAAATTGTAAGTGATCTTCCAAATGCTGCTATGACAGATTATAATGTTAAAAACTCTTTTACAGACTTTTTAAATAGTTATAAAACTACATTAGATAATCCTATTAT